TGCATATAAGCATGTCTCAAATCATATCTCCTATTTTTCTCTCTTCTTTTCTGTTCAAAATATCGTTTACCGTTAATAGAATCACCAGAAATCCAATTGAAGGAGATAAAGTCGGCGATAAATTTATTGATTTCTAATTCAGAATCATCTTCGTCTTCTCGATTAACATCACCAATTTCTATCTCCATATTAGGCTTGAATTTATCCTCTTCGAGAGTTCCAGGAAGGTCAATATCAGGGTCGGTATCAATAATAAAATTATATTCATTTACAATTCTAATTCCCAATGGACTTTCTGTCCAGAACTTGTTTTTATGAGATAGGAGATATGAAATCCTTAAAGTGGTTTCATTACCAAAGCGAATCATATCAAAATTCTTATTTTCACTCTCATCATCAGGGAAATTCTCACTCACATTATCAACTCCTGGAATCACCGGTTCTCTGAACTTATATGTCAATTCTTTGCCATAATAAGCACCTTTATATATCATAGTCTTCTTGTCTAACCAATTTTTATAGTCATCTCGTTTTGGATTCATATTGAACTTCAATTTCATCATAACGACACCGTTATCATCATCAAAGCCGTTTCCGTCTGTTGGGAACCATAATCCTTTGGTATTCATACCAGTTACGGTTACATCACTGTATACATCTGATTTCAAATGTTCTCCAGTTGACCGATAAAATGCTTGTTTAATGGTCTTTCCTTCAGGGCTAGTATAGATAACTTTGAGAAAATCCCTCATGTTGTTTGTAAGAGGTCTAATTTCCCCATTTTTAAAAACTTGAATAACTATAAGTTCCTCGTTATTATCAAACCTGTAATAAGAGACGCATTCGTAATATTCTCCTTTTTTTTCTTCAGTCATTTATTATATTGAATATAATATTAAATCTTTTCAATATGATTTGATATATTTGAATTTATATCATTTCCAATTTAAAATTCATATTGGAAATGTTATCATGATTACAAAGAGTAATATTCATATCACATGATATATTGAAATATGAATTCATAATAGACCTACGAATACAGCTTTCTTTGAGATTGTCATTATTTATAATAATATTTATTATTATAAATGTTCGACTCGATTATTATCTTGAATGGTTTCTCTAAATCTAAAAAATCAGTATCTCTTCAAGGTGAAAAGAAGAGTAAAAACAAGGTAAAGTTGTTTTACCAGAAGTTAAAACTATCGATTGCAAAAACTAAACCAGCTATCAAATTTTTAAGGATAAATATCACAATCAATTCAATTTTGAAACTGATGATGAATATGTTTATATTATGTAACTGTCCCAATAGCGGGATACTATTCTTATAGAAATAGTGTATGTTCAACATTAAATTGTAGAATGAATAAATTTCATCATGAAAAATATACATAAATTCTTTCTGACCTTAAACTTCATTATCAAATCAATTACTATATTGAATGATTTTCAAAATATATATTAATTCTAATTCGATTTCAAACTGATATTGAATATTTTTATAATATATAACTTTTCTAATTGTGGGGTAATATATATACCATAAACAAATCACTATAATAATTAAACAGAAACAGTATATATAAATTTAAATGGTAATACAATTTAAATTTAAATTTAATATAATATAATTTATTAAACTTTACATGTTATTATATTCACAACAATTGTAAACATAAACGGTTTTATCATGACTGTCGTTTGAAATATATACTAATAAATATATGCCATTTTTCCAAAACTGCTATGGTATATAATATCGTCAGACTTTGGGACTTGTTTATTTAATTTTGTTTCAAATGAACTTACTTCATCCTCAAGATCTTCAACTTCTTCAGAATCAAGATCAACTGATTCATCTTCATCTCCATGTTCATCTTCATCTTCAACTCCAGGTTCATCTTCAACTCCATGTTCAAGTTCATCTTCATGCTCAACTCCAGTATCAAGTTCATCTTCATGCTCAACTTCATGCTCAACTTCATGCTCAACTTCATGCTCAACTTCAGTATCAAGTTCAGTATCAAGTTTATGGCGAACTACATTATATTTTTGTTTACAAAGGTAATAACTATATTCATCTATCGTTACTAATTCCAAATTATATTTTTCAATATAATCATAAAAAACAGTCTTAGTTACATTGCTTTTAACCCCAATTTTGTTAATGTAGTCAATAAAAATACCAAACATTATGCTTATCTTAATTCGTTTCTTATGCTTTTCTAACGGTGACACAAGCTCATATTCCTCCTTCGTAATTCTATCAATTTTCTCATCCATAAAACGATTCAAAATAGAATTGAGTTCAGTCTCGTTTAAAGATGTATTCTCTTTATTCTCAATCACAGTATCAACTTTAATCCTTCTATTTTGAATACATTTTAAAGTCGTTTCAGTATGCTTTTTTAGTCTATATCTTGTAGCAAATGTTTTATAACAATATTTACATTTAAATTGGTTTGTAATATCTTTATTATATTCTAATTTTTTATACTGTTCTTCCATATCATTCATTGATAATTCGTAATTATATATAATTTTCAAGAATTCAATCTTCATTTCATTTCGATCCCCTTGAAAATGTTCTTTTCCGTGGACTAATGTGAATTTAGAATTGAATGAATTTTTAATTTGTTTTTCAACTGCAAGATAATTACCGTTAATAACAATCATTGCTAAAATTTCAGTTCCTTTTCCATATGATTTTAAACTGTAATTATCCATATGTTCAGAACATCCAATCTTATAGACGTCATCCTTAAAGTGAGGTGGATGTAGAAGATAAACATAAGGCATTTTTTGTATGATATTATAGATTGATATTAGTTATAAATGAGTTATAGGCAAATTTGTTTTATGAACAAATTCCAGGTTATGATGCAGTATATAAAACTAGTATTAAATGAACCAATAATACTCATTCCAAAAATAGGAATTTTTACAACAACAAATAAAGTTGGTCTTATTTTAAAAACTATAAATCAATTTGGAATTGAACTTTCGAGATATATTATAAGAACAAATAACGATATTATTTTTCAATATAGTATCACAGGTGCATTAACTAATAAATAATTATGCATATCGAAATTGAAATTATATATTACTAAAAATATATAAATTGAAAAGCAGGTTAAATTTAATAATTACAACCTTCATAATTGTAGATTGCTCGTCTGAATGCCAAATCAAAATCAGTATCAGAAACATATTCTCTGAATTCTTCATAGAGTTCGGTCTGAATAGACGATATATTACTCCTTAGAAAGAGTAAGAAATTCTTCCTTTCATTGAACTTGGATGATTCAAGGGTAAGTTCACTTAATACATTAAACTGAAAATCAGATAGACAATCATTGATTTTTTCATCTCGATTATCAATTAGAAATTCATTAATGATATCTAAGTTGGATGTCGGATTTTTTCCTGTTTTTTCTTTAATGTTGTTTTTGAGCTTGTCATGCAATTCGGAATCAGCAAAAATATGAAGTTCGACCATATCATGTAATCTTATACTTAAGAAAATTGAATCGGGTTCTGATATCTTTTTTATCCGTGCATTAAGCCGTCCTGCAAAGTTAGATATGATTTGGTCTGTAAATGAGATTCGAATATTGAATTCTCCAAACCCGGAGATAACATTGACTAGACGAGACGCAAAGCCTGAACTACATGTTCCTGACATCTCTTGTAACTCTTCTATCAGTCGTTTATACATCTCTTGTTGATTATCTTGGGTCATTATGTAAGAATAAACTTTGATTAGGATATGGGTTAAAGTTAGATTGAATTTCGAATATAGCAATCTATCCATATAGATTCGATTCAGTGATAGTTTGATATTGTCTTCTTTAACATAGTTATTATGGCAGATATCGCAACAGAACTTTTTGTTTAATAGTTCAATTGGAAATTGAAGTGGAGAATTACAATATTCGCAATTTCCTTTGATTGCTGATAATTCAATTTCTAGATGAGGTAGATTTCTCATTTCTTTAAGTGTATTTTGTATATTGGAATTGATGTAATTAAAGTCGATTTCTCGATTGTCAATCTTATTGATGTTGAAATCAGCTAGGAATTCAAGTATATGCATAACCGAGTTTTCAATTTCTACATTATGAACATTTTGAGCATTATCGAAGATTGTTCTGACGATTCCCTTTAGATGCGCAAGATGATTGATTATTTCTCTTCCCTTGGCTTTCATAGAGGGAGAACCAAGTTGGAGTAATAAGTCTGATGCATCAGCTCTTCTGTCGTAATCAAGTTCTTCATCAGATGCAAAAGATAAGATAATATTTTCAATATCATCAATATCTCTTTCGTCTAATTTTATCTTTTGAAGGAGATATTGACCTGCTAGAATCCTATACATTGTCGTATTTTTTGTGAATAAAAGGAAACAAAAGAGACCGTTGTATAGGTATAATTCTTTGTTTTTAATTTTATCTTGTTTTTCAAGGGAAAGTAGTATTTTATATCTGAAGTCACAATCAATCTCTTCATCAGATAAGAGAGAGCATAAGTATCCAACACATTTTTCTGTATAATCAGAGGATGACATGAGGATGAAGACAGCATCAATACAACATGGTGTAGGCATATCAGACATACTGTTACAAACAGTATCTAAAACATAAAACCCAAGCTTCTTTCTGCTTTCATTTCTTTCCCTAATTGAAATATCTGATTCCATCTTGATTTCTGCTAATTGTTCGTCGTCGTCTGAGTCTGTCCCCTCTTCCATTTCTTCAAAGGAGAGAAGACTCTTTGCACATTCGAGTTTAAGGAAGGATGATAGATTGGATTCTACCGCAATAAGAAATAGGAAATTCTCAATTAGTTTTGAGCCTGAAAATTGATAGATTCCTGTGATTTTATTAATGATTTCGATGGTATCATTTTCTCTGTCTTCAAAGTATAGTTGAAGAACTTTGAGTCTAATTTGATTGTTAACTGTATTATCGATGACGATGTTAGCCCATTGTGTCTTATCTTCTATATCAATATCTTCATACTGTTGTTTATCGTCATTATATAGTTCGATTTCAACCTGTTCTTGAGTATTTAATGAAATATCACATGAGTTTGAGGTGCAAGTTTCTACTTTACTTTCTAGTTTAGTTTCTAGTTTAGATTCTAGTTTAGATTCTAGTTTACTTTCTTCCATTTATTAAAATTTTGATAATACTTTTAAATTAAAATAAGTAATAGAGATAAATGAACTTGTTTAGAAAGGTAATTTTATGGTTCAAAATCAAATTAGGAAGAGGTAAAGATAAGCGTCAGAGCTTAGAAGAGGAATTCGTTTACAGGGAAACATATGAACTGTTATTTTAAAAATTGTAGAATGTAAATATAAACTTTAAAACTTCTCGTATTATATTTCCGATAATCATATTATCGAATTATACCGTTTTTCATATTATAATATTCACTTTACACACAAGTTTATGAAATAAAGTGTTATTTTTCAGACTAAAAATCAGTCTAAAAATATTTAATTATTTTTTTAGTGATACATTTATATTATAAATTAACATTTACAATTTGATTATAAGTTGATATAATTAAAAAATACATTTTTAATAATTCAATGAAAAAAAACAAACTGGACCAGGATATACTGTCGAATCCAAAATAATTAATATTAAATATTTAATACTATTATCACTTTAAAAATAACATAAAAATCCAATTGTTTTAATTTTAATATTAAAAAACCATTTAAATTAAAACTATTATATAATAAATGTTTCGATGTCAATATTGTGATAAAACTTTTTCAACGAAAAGTAATCTAACTAAACATCAAAGTACTAAAAATTGTGTTACAAAACAAATTGTAAAATCACCAATTATTATAAAAACATTAAGACAAAAATTGGCTTTAGCCGAGGAAGAAAGTATAAAATTAAAAGAGGAAAAGGTTTTATTAGAAGAAGAAAATAGGAAATTAAAATCTGATATAACCAGTCTAGAAAGCAGGATTAAATCTTTAGAAAATGATGATTGTAAGATTAATATCACAAATATCAATAATACATTTCATTATAACACAATAATACAGAATCTACAAGTTCTCGATTTGAGTGAAGGCCATATACAAGAGGTAGCAAAGCAACATTTCTCAAGAAATTATCTTGAGAAAGAACATGAAGGGATTGCTCTATTTACATTCAACCATTTGATTAGGAATAATAACGGAGACCTAAAGTATATATGTGTAGACCAATCTCGTAAGAATGGTTTATATAGGAACGATGACGGTATTGTTCGTGATACAGATATGGAACGTTTGACCTTTTGTGTATATCATTCGCTAAAACCATCCTTGAATGAGATGACTTATAAAAAGTATATTGAAGAACAATCTAGAAAAGGAAATCAAGAAACAAAGAAAGAAGAAGGTGACCAAAATAACGAACTCATAATTAACAGTAGTTATGCAAAGCATGTTGAAAATATTAATTCAAAAAACAAGAGTAAATTTAAGAATATGATAGCTAGTCATTGTTATGTCAAGAATATACCAGAGGATAATTTAAGGTCTATAAATGAATAAAATTAGATTTACAATTCAAATAAAGAATTGTAAAGCAATATAAATTAAGATATTTCATCTTTATTTAAAATACTTGGACGAACATGAGTTCATACCACACATTCTCAATAGGGAGCTATTAGAGATTTTATATGAACTGATAAATACAGCAATAATCATAATTGTTAAATATATTAAACTGTAGTTTAAAATCGGTCTGGATTGTTCAAAAGTTAATAATCCAATAAAAAGAATAATCATAAAACAACCTGTTATACAGGAGGCTAACAATGCGAAATAAGAAGTGATAAATCCGCTTTGAAATTTACTGATATACTTGGCTGTATTTGGACATTTATCCATATCATCAATCGCATCATAAGCAGAGTTCATATCGTTCTGTTGAATAGTAATTAAATTCCAAGACCAAACTGAACCGAAAATAAAGATTCCTAATAGAAACAAATAATAAATGAAAGTTACAATCATTTATTATTAAAAGATAAATAAACTCAAAATCCAGTTGAACCAAAGCCACCAGCACCCCTTGATGTTACTCCAAGTTCTTCTATGGTATCTACCATTTGAATAGCATAGATTGGGGTTAAATCAGGACTGCATATTTGTAGAAGTCTTGAATATTTAGGGATAGTAGAACTCTTAACGACATCAAAGAATCCAGCTAAATGACCTCTGTATCCAGAGTCTATAATACCAACTGAGTTAGTTAGACGGAGTCCAGTCTTATATAGACTAGAACGAGGGTATAGATAATACGCACAAGGGTATTCAAGTTCAATTGAATTAGTTCTAAACATCGCAATGCATATTTTCATATCGATTTTGATTGGTTCTCCGCTTGATACAGTTGTGATTTCATCAGGAACTAGAAGGTCAAAACCAGAGTCTCCATATCTCCGTCGTTCTGATATCTTATCCTTATGTTTAGACATATGTTCTTGATAAACTTCACGAAGCGTCTCATCTTCAATATAGATTTTAAGTAAGTAATAATTGGACATTTTAAATTACAATACAAGTTTTAAATTGGTTTCAATGTATTTAGACAAATATGAAATATTATTATTTCATATTTTAGTATATATTCAGGTTATTTTACAATTCGATAATCGATAATTCCGTTCTTCCGAATGATTCTAATCATGTCTCCTTTCTTATAGTCGTAGAAACAAGCAATAGGGTCATCCTTCTTCATAATCGGAAATTTCAAACCATACTTCATTTTAAATTCTTTATTCTCTTCTTCATTTATTTTTTGAAAGATAGGTTGTAACCGATGTGTTGTTATGTTGAACTGCAGGTTTTCTTCGGCAAAGAGTTCAACATAGATATCGTCCTGTAGTTGCTCTATTGCTTTCTTTGTAGACGATGTAACACCGTCCTTGTAAATAATTAGGAGATGCTTAATACCAATTTCATTTGTGATTGAAATATACTCAGACATACATTTGACGTTAAATTTTGGAATGTTAGATAGAAAGATAATCATCTTCTTTCCATCTGGTTTCTTTGCAATGACTCTGTCATTGTCTTCGACCTGGATTTCGGTATATCCTCTCTGTGTTATCATCTCCATACTGATAGAGAGAGATTTAGGTATTACATATTCATTCTTTGTTTCGACTTCAGTTGACATTTTCTGATTTTATAACTTTTTAAGTTATATAATTCAATTTAATGGTCTACTACTACTCCTGAACGAGTATCGTCA